TTTTTATTTCCAAGTATGTTAAAATCAAAACGCAATGTAAGTGTGCCATGCGTCATGTTAGGATCAGGTGCAACAATCAATATATTGCCATACGGATTGAGCTGATAGTTGTGATTGGTTGTATCTTGAAATGTTGTGCTTTGTGTTGTTGTGTCTATACCATTACTAATAGTTTGAGTCATTGTAAATTCTGACTCTGTAGGATTCCACCATCTGACCTGTGCATCAAAATTAGATGTAAAACCTTGTTGCATTTCTTGTATGCTTACATAATCTTCAGAGTTTATTGTTGTCTCTGCATACGTATTATGTTTACCAGTCAACCATGTTGACTCATTGATGTCAGAATTATCTGGGAACATGGTGCCAACCCAACTACCATCATTAAAATCTTGTGATATTAAGTTGTTTGTAGTGACAAGGTTGCCAGTAGTAACAGTTTTGATTGTTGTGGTATCGCCTACGTTGGGAGTGTCAGGTATTACAACGACATCAGCGATGGTTGTTGATGACGTTAGTAGGCTCACCATTGCTATCAAGTATATACTTTTCTTTATCATCTAAACCCTCTGTAGTGTTATCAACTTTTTCTATGTATCGTAGTGCCTTTGTGTACTCTTCGTAGTCTGGTCTTTGTTTGTCGTATTTATTCCATTCTTCTAAAGCAGAATCTCCGATCTTACCTCTCCAAGGGCAAGGTGTTCCTGCGTTTTCCATAGCTGCAAATACTCTTGCATCTTGACATAAAATACTTACTGCCGAGACTTTCATGTTAAAGTCAAACAGAAGTTTGGCTAGCTTCATACGTTCACAATTCATATCACGTTTAGTAATACCAATGCTGCCACCTATGAGTGGCTTTTGTATTCCTATACCAACACCTACAGTACATAAGTCTTGTGACATAGCCGATATACCAGGAGCAGATGCTGAAGGTACCGTACGTGTATCACCTGTATAACTGTTGTTATTGTTGTTGGTTGTATTGGTTGTACTTGTACTTTGAGAAGATCCTGTTTGGTAGTTTGTTGTAGCCTCACTGTGATAGCCACCAGTAATAGCAGTGTTGGTAGCAGATGTGCCAGTTGTAGATTGTGTATTGGTTGTAGCTCCAGAGCCTGTTACGTCTGCCATAGCATTGTCCATCAACGCACTAAAAGCCCACAGCATAAGTACAGTTATACCTACAGCAATAATTATGTTTTTAATCATATAATTTTTTGATCTTAAGTCTTCCCATGTCTTCATATAATTCTGCTTTTACTTCTTTACATTGCATATAGATACCTTCTTGGTCTTCACCAATGTTTCTAGTAACAATACGTTTTTGTTTGAGGCAATCACTCATGCCTGCTGTTGGCATCATTTCTACAACAGCACCGTTCTGTATCATAAGAATAGCAAATACAACTTTAATGGTTTCCATTCTTTCGCTCTTCCAAATCAATTAATCTTTCTTCATGGAACTGTATGACCATCTCATTCTTAAGTATAAGAGGTATCTCAGCTTCCATTTGTTCTTTGAGTTTTTCTACATTGGTAGATAGATACTCGACCAACATATATAACTCTTGGACTTGCGGACTGACCATGTTGCCTTTAGGCACACCGTCTATAAAATTATTGGCAGCTTCTAAATCTTTCTGCATCAACTGTATGGTTGTCTCTGTTTTGTTGAGACGTTCTACGATTGTAAAGTAACTCATAGTGCCTATGGCTACTGCTGCAAGGATTGCTAGTAAGTTACGTGCAGGGAGCGAGATAGATGTGTTGTCGGATAATTTCATACCTCATCCATGTCAACGTATCTGTTTTCACAATAGAATCCAAATGTCTTGAGATCATTGCCATCTAAGGTTCTGTGCATCTCAAGAAGTTCATCTATCATGTCTACTTTGTTCTCCCATGTATATTCAATACACTCAAACTTAGTATCAAAAGATTTAATCATATAATCTGTCATCTTTGGCTTATCTACATCGTGGTAGACAAGCATTGCGGTTATAACCCAGATCATTTTTTGATAAACATTTTAGCTGCTTGTCCAGCTCCCTTAATTCCAAATGATGCACTGATTGCTATGTACAATAGGTGCTGATAATATGTAGGGAGTTCTTGTAAAGCAATGAACCCAGTTTTGACAAACTCCTGACAACCAGGAATAAAAACGAGAACCGCTGGGGCGAGTAGCACCACCAAAGAAACTTCATCTTTCCATGAGCCTTGCATTTGATTTACTGCTGATGCTTCCCAAGATACTTTGCCAGCTATTTGTTGTTCTTTTAATGCTGTAGTAGCTTTGATCTCAGTAAGTTTTGCTTGAGATTTAGCTTTTCTTGTTTCGACTACACCCTTAACAACATCACCAGCCACCCCTAAGAGAGGCTTAATTAATAATTGTAACATATATGTCCTTATAAGTTTTGTATGATATGACTAAGCTCTATGCACCGAGCAGGTGTTTGTTTGTGCCAAAGACTGTCTCGCATTTGTTTACCTGCCTCTGGAAAATCTTTTTTGCCAATAGCTGCAAACATCTTACGAAACTTTCGTACTCCGCTTTGACCAAGTTGAAAACACATCTCAGTCAGTACGCCTTCTATCGTTTCTTTTTTCTTGTCTTCTAATTCTGAGAACCCTGTACCAGTTAGGTGTTCGTAAACTAATGTCTTTGCACCTTCGTGTGCTTTGTCGTAATCTTTGTCAAATAATGTAATCCAACCTTCTTGTGTAGTGGGTACATCTTCACCATCTAATATCTTGTGTCCGTAACCACCAGTTAAGTGACCCTCTGTGCAATGGTATGGACTTAATCTATAACCTTCGTGTGCTTTTATGCGTTCTTTTACTTCGTTCATTTTATTGTATACCCTGACGGTTGTGTAGATAGTTTTGGCAACTTGTCAGGTTGATTGCCTTGTAATATATCTTCTGTGTTTTTAAACAGATACCAAACAACAGATCCTATGATGCTATCTCTAGTAAATGTTTCTGATATTTCTTTGAGAGAACAACCATACTGCAACAGTAAAGATACTGCTTTGCCAGAACTGCGTAATTCTCTGTCTAATGTGGATTCTGATTTCTTTGTCTTTACCCATACAGCTACAGGTGAAATTCCACTATCGCTTATAAGGTAATCCATAGTTGCTACGATGGGCATATCGTCAATCAACATACGAACATTAACGGATCTCATCCTGTTTGGAATCTCCATGCGTGCCACGTTATTCATAATCTCTTTCTATTATCATTTCCAAGTAATGTATAGCTTTTTCTATATCTTCTTTTTTACCCTTGTATTTGTGCCTACAAACGTACTTGATAACATTGCCTTCCGCATAGGGAAGATTATTGATGTTTATAAATTCTGCTGGTTGTATGATAAATCTTTTGTAGTGATCGCCTTTTATTTGCTTGTCCAGTGTCTTCATGGACACACTTTATTCCAACGACCTCCTTTTGACAATACCATTGGTAATAATTTTGGCAGTCCATCTATAATTATTCCACAGCCAATAATAGGTCGAGACTTTTGTGTTTTGCAATACTCGAAAGCCAACGATTTTGCATCTATAAGACAGCCAACTTGCATACCCCAGTTGAGGTTATTAGGGTTAGCCCAGTACAAAATAGAATATGAGGAATGATAGTGGCCTTGAACTGTAGGGCAACCATATTGTTGTGCTACTTTTAAGACATTATTTGATTTGCCATGACAAAAATAAACCTGTTGTCCATTTGACATGGTGATAAGAAGATCATCGTGCCATTTCCAACCAGGCCCTACTTCTAAAAACTCATTATAGGACTTCATGGCAGCCCTAGGCAAGCCACTAGCTTTTTGTCTGCGGTATACTAGACTACCATGATTAGAATCCATAAGATCCATAACAGGAAATAGTTTTTCCATAGCGTGTATTGTAGGCAGTGATTGTTTGTGTTCGTCTCCAGCACTATATAAATCAGGATCACTGTCGTGAAAACTTATAGCGTGTGAGTCTACCTCATCACCTATGTGAATTACACGATCAGGTTTGTATTTTTTCTTAATAGTTTTTAAAAAAGGAATTAAATCAGGATGGTGATAAGGACAATGAGTATCTGAAATAATCAGTATGCACTTATTTTTCATACTTAATATTTAGTTGATTTGCACTATACGTGCAAGACTACATCAAAGTACGTATGATTAGGTAACACATTTGTAAGAAAACAGTAGTTCCTATAAACCACACAAGAGTTCTCAGTTGTCTCATATCTCTTTCAATATGAAACAAATGATTATCCTTGAGGGTAGTAAGCTTGTTGTCCATTAGCTCAAGTTTACCCTCAATACGGATAATAGCTTCTTTATTCTGTTGTTCCATCCGCTTCCTTAGATTCTTCTTTTGGAAGTTCAGCTTGAAGCTGTGCTGTCCAATAATTAGCAACGATATCTAAATCTGATTTTTGTTCAGCAACTTTTATAAGTTTATTATAAGCTGCTTTACCTTTATCAGATAATTTAGATTCGTCATGTTCTTTATTGTTTAATGTAAACATAGTTTCTCCTTTTATCTAACTAACCATTCTTCAACAGTATCAGATATGTCTCTCATCTTCAACCAGTTAGTTCCTGTTGGTTGTCCTTTAAGTATTCTTAATTTACCCATAAGACCAATAGCGTCCCATTCTTTTCTGTCTTTTCTTCTAACATAAGTTTTAGAATCATCCCAATCAGGGTTTAATTTTTTTCTAGTTAATTTTGAGCCATCATCATGTTCTGAAGTTACAACAGCATCACTTGGAACAGTTACATCAGATGGTATTCTATCTGTTGCATAAGAG